TTTAGGCATGGGTTCGGGTGCGCCATATTTCTATGTTTCTGTTAGCACCGTCAACTACGCAGCAAGTGCGCCATCTGCAATAACGGCAGGTGAATGGCATCATATCTGTGGGGTATATGATGGCGCGAATGTGATACTCTATGTTGATGGAGTGCAAACGGTGGGATCAGCATTAACAAGCGCATTAGGCAGCCCGACAGTGGATTTTGTGATCGGGGCAGAGATAAACAGTGGGGCACTTGCAACGCACTATTTTGACGGCAAAATATCAAATGTGTTTGTAGGAACTACGGCGTGGACTGCCGACGAGGTGCGCACAGAGTATGCGCGTATGCAAGCGGGGCTGGCTGGCTTTACAACACTACTCACCGCAGACGATATAGACAGCGTTCAGGTCGCACCAAGCGGAGAGTATGCAATCGTCACCGCTGGCGATGTCGCGCACATCATGGACCCGCGCACAGGTATAATTTTATCGACGGATGCCGTAGGCGCGGGGACGCTCAACGATGCCGCGATATGGCAACGCGACGGCGCAGACACGCCAGCGTATTTACTCGGCGCAAGCACGACCGTCGAAGCGGTGCAACCCGACGAAAGGATAGGCGGCTAAAATGGACACCATGCTTTTAGAATACGCACGACTACAACGCTCTGTTCAGCCTCATGCGATTGTTGACCCAGCGCCTAAAAATCCATTTGCGGAGGCCAGCACGTACCGCACCGCCAACGCGGCAATCTTGGCAGGGCATAAACGAATACATCTCGCTGCAGGTACTCATACTAATATCGTCATTCCAGACGGTTATGACGGTGTCACCATTCAGGGAACGGGGCGAGAAACTATCGTCGCCAGTGTGACGCAACACGCCATAGAAATTTTAGGCGACTATGCTTGTGTGAGAGACTTGTCGGTTCAAACGACACAGGGCGCAGGGTACACAAAGCATGGCGTGTCGATTGGCTCGGCTTCTGTAGAAAATTTTCATGTCACCGTAGAAAATGTGCATGTAAGAAGCTCCGACTCATCTGGTATTTACATATATCATGCCTCAGTAGTCATGATACTGAATTGCCAGATCAACAACTGCGATGAGTACGGTATATATATGACTGCAACGTCAGGCAGTTCCAATCAGTCCGCCGTTCTTGGAAATAACGTGACTGGGCCTTTCGGTGCATATCCTATCTCTTCATATAACGGTGGAGGGCATAGGATTCAGGGCAACGACTTCGCTGGCGCGTCGGGTTATACTGCTGACATCGGATGTAATAATACTCTCTTCACTGGCAATAGACTATACGGCCAATCTGGTTATGCGTATGCCTTGAGAACAGACGGTGCAGACAATTTATTTTCCGATAACATTATCCAAATCTATAGCACTGCGGCATACTACGATACGGGTAGCTCGAATACATTTGCCGACAACGTGCATAGGGCAACTTAAAGGGGCATAAAATGAAACTATATACAGATGGCACAATACAAGCAACAACCGAACAAATCGAAACGGCACTGGCTGAATCTATCGCCGCCGACAAACTCGCAGAACGCGAAGCGGCGGCGGCAACGGTGCAAGCCTACATCGACGCAGACGCGAAGCTCTCGGCGGCAGGGTTTGTCGCCAGTGCTGATGCGCTCGACGATGCGTATGTAGTCGTGACCTTTCCCACTGACGCAGGCCTACCCGCTTTCTACGCGGCGGCGGCGAGTGAGATTGTGCACACGCATGGCGGTGCGTATGTCACCGCGCCGTATGTGGTGCGCCAGAGCAAGGGCAAGTGGGCGGGGCATCTGGCGCGGATTGCTTCGGCACTTTAACGAAAGGGCACAAAGACAATGCCAACGACCTACGATGCAACAGCCGACAGCATGGCGAGAGCCATATCGCTCAATGGGTTCTCGTTTCAGCAAGATGGGCGCAACCTGCTGCGCCTAATCGAATACATCGACAACAAACTCAAAGCCATCGTTGACGATCTTGAGCATGACAGGGCTTTTACTATCAAGAGCTACCTGCGCCAATACAACGCCGAACATAAGTGGAGTGCGAACGCAAACCCGATGCTTGACGCACTGGTCGACCTCTACTTCATCGGCCTCACGCTGGGGATGGAGATATGAACTGGCTCAAAGACAATCTCAAGAAGAAGGCACTGCGCCGAGTACTGGTGCTGGTAATAGCCGCGCTCCTGTCGGCTATTGGGTTCAGTGACGAGATTGCGAAAGAGTTTGCAGAGGAAGGTGCAGATATTGTCGTAGAACAAGTCGAGTAGGTGGACTATGGAACCGTCAAGACTACTACTCATTGAAGACGAGGAACTTTCGGCACTTACCATCAAACGGATATTTCGTTTTGCAAAAGTGACGCACTTCACTACTCTGTCCGAGGGGATGAGTTGGCTTGACTATAACGAGTGCGATCTGTGCATACTCGACCTGAACCTTCCTGATTCAAAAGGTCCCGACACCTTTCAGACCATCAGCAAAGCGCACCCCTTCCTTCGCATCGTGATTTATACTGGCCTACCGGTCACCTGTAGCGGCTGTCCTATTAGACCAGATCATGTACACTTCGCCCAAAAAGGCGACCCTCAACTCATTGAAAAGCTACGAGAGATCGGCAAGCTATTTGACAGAGCAGTGGCATGAGCAACGACAACGAGCAATACTTCGCCTTGCTGATGGATATACACAGCAAGGCGAGTATTGCCGCAGAGAAAATGCCCCACATCGAAAAGCGCATGGACGAGCTTGAAAAAAGGCAGGGCGAATTATCCCTTAAACTCGCACGTTGGGGGGGGATAGTCACTACCGTCTTGTTCCTTGTGGCACTGTTTGGAGACCGCATCTCTAAAGCGGTTTTTGCCGCTCAGTGAAATGCAAGACATACCTTCCGCTCCAATAGTAGAGCAGTTCCTCGGAGAATATCTTTGGATCGCCATTATCATTTTCATTGCACTGGTGTTCAAGTCCACTATTGAAAACCTCGTAGCTGGACTTTTTGTATTTTTAGGCAATGATTATAACGATGATGACGCGGTCTATATTGGCGATGAACGTGGGCGCATCGTCCGTATGTCACCGTGGTCAACTACGTTTTACATCTACGATATTCACAACGGTAAGGTGGTATCTGGCCGGAAGATGGTAGTAGCCAATACCGAACTGAAAACCCTTCGCATCTCAAAGCCGCTACCGATGTTGGATTTGCCTAAAGACATGAATCAATAGGGTAGCGCGTCTGTCGGGTGCTGTTCGGCGTTGAGTGGGTGCAGATATTCCTGCGTGGTCTTGATGTCGGCGTGTCCGAGTAGGTGTTGCACCGTCCTTAGATCGACGCCGCTTCGCAATAGCGTAGTGGCGTAGGTGTGCCGGAAAGTGTAGACCGTAATGTCGGAAGGGTCTTTCCCCTCGTCGGAAAGCATTTTCCGCAACGCACGTTGCGGTGCGTCTGAAGTGCATGGCTGATGATGCCGAGCAGACCTATGGCGATTGCTGTCGGTAGACAGGACAAACGGACCTCGCTCTACTTCACGCCTCATTTTCAAGTACTCTATGGCGGCTGGCTTGAGGTCAACGTGGCGCAGTTCGCAGTCCTTCGGAACCCACACCTCGCCGGTAGCTTCGCACGTTACCTTTCCTATCGAAACAATACCCTGATCAAAGTTGATTGAATCCCATTTCAGCCACACCATTTCCGAAGGGCGAAGGCCAGCGTATAGGCCGAGCCGCACGATCGTGCCGATGCCGCCATTGAGCCGCGTCTGGTGCATTGGGTTTAAGGAAGTGTCGAGCAACCACCGCACTTCTTCGGCCGATAAGACGCGCCGGTCATGTATCTTTTTGGGCTGGCGTAGCGATATATTTCGGGATGGGTTTTCGCCCAGCATACCCAACCGCACAGCCTCGTCCAGCAAGATGCGGAGCGTGGTCATATAGCTGAATACCGTCCACGGTGCAAACTGCTGGCTCAGTTCATACTGCCATACGTCGATCATCTGCGGTGACAGGTTTTGCAGTTCGTGGTTCTTGAGCCACCGCACCACGTACTCTGCGCGGTATACACCACTGTACTGTCCCTTGTGCTTTCGATGATTGCGCTCTGCGTAAGAACGGTATGCCGAAAGTAGCTCGTCGTAGTCGGCTGGAACTGTAAACATACCGGAGCGCATGGCTGATTCTTTGAAGCCGCGAAACGCAATAATGGCATCGTCGGTGGTTAGGTATTTGCGGCTTATCCATTCCGCGATTCTACCCAGTTCCGCGATACCTGTTTTTGTGGCGCGTTCAACGAGCGATAAATCTGCCGCGAGTGCATCCGCTTCGGCTTTTGAGTTGGTGTATTTGGAGCGTATTTTGGCGTGTCCGTTCAGAGACAGCCAGTAGCGCACTCGGTAGCCGCTTCTGAGGGGATAGGGTTTTACCGTAGCCATGTCCATTTATCTCCATTTTGGATGATTGTAGGCGGCTACAAACCGAATATACGGCGATACACATTATATGGGCAAGGGGGAACTGTAGCCACCCCTGTAGCTACAGGGTCGCCCTGAAACGTCCTCAAATCCGTTTTGAGGACGTTTAAGCCTACAGCCGGTAAATTCTCTAATCTGGACTCCCTAAACGTCCTCAACTGGCGTTTCAGGACGTTTCAGGGGTATTAGGGACGCTCAGATACCTCTGAAACGTCCTGAAAGTGTCCCTGAGCCGGTTTTAGCGGCTAAACTGGGGGAAAATAGGGGTAGGGCGGCTGGACTGCTGAGATCGCCCCTGACGCGCCTTAAAAATCGGCTACCGTGACAGGCAAAAAAAAAGCCGCGCACCTCCGATTTTGGTCGGAGGTGCGCGGAAGTGGTAGCCCGTACGGGATTCGAACCCGTGCTACCGCCGTGAGAGGGCGGTAGGGTGCGTTGTGGGAGTGGGACTTAGCTCTCCGTAGCTACGCTTGTAGCTACGGATATGGTGAGTAGATCGCGGCTACGCAGGTATTGTCCACTTCGGAGCGTGGCGCGGCAATCCGCTTCCTGTCGCCACTTCTCTATCGTTTCGGCGGTAATGTCGGTGTCCGCGAAATAATAGGTGGCGTCATTGTAGCTGTCATACGACATCATTGGCTTCTCCTATTGGGTTGGGGTGGGTTGGGGCGGCGAGTTCGATACCGTGAGGGTATTGCTCCCTCGCTTTCTACTATCGCCACCCCGAAACGCTATAGTCTTGCTTCGTTGAGTATGCCCATCATACTGACAGGTATAAAGGCATTCTCCCCGGACTTCGTTCCTCCATTGACGCAAGCCCTCGTCGCTGTGACTGCGCGCTTGATTGCGTGTTGAACGACAGGGTCACTTACTTTCCAATAGACGATCAGGTCAGAGCCAATCAGCTTGACGAACACGAAGAACGAACAGGACAGTAGGTTGGCCAGTTGCAGACCACCGGCTACTTTGTTGTGCGATATTAGGTAGGTGTCAAACGTAGCTCCTGTATTCGTATCGCGTAGGCGTCGACCAGCAGTTGATTGCTGTAGCTCCATCTCCCTCGCCTTCACCTCGGCGACTATCAGTTTATGCCTGTCGGCTTCAACCTTACCGAATACTGCATCGACTACGCACTCGTCTGGTGTTTTCAATGCGCGTGTGCCGGTAGCGAAGGCTACGCGGCTTATGGCTTCGGCTTCGTGAGCGCGATAGGGCGCACCGGCTGGCGTGAGACTATCTAACATCGGCCACGCGCTCCTTTCTCTGCACCGTATAGCAGTAGATGCAGAAGCCGGAGCGTAGTGGCGCACCACCACACATCGGCGTAGCGCACTTGTTATGATAGCTACCGGCTTTGAAGCGGTATTCGGTGTCAGGCACATATCGCTTACCATCGGGCGATAGCCCCAACCGCTTACACTGATCGCGTAGCGTTGTTTTGGAGATGCCGAGCATGGATGCGGCGGCAGAGATTGAGCCAGCGCGTAATGCGGACTCTATGGCGTCTTTAGGAATCTTAATACTCATTCCCTTTCCCTCGTTGATGGTGGTGGTTATTTCCCTCGGAACATCTGGGGGAACTGAGATCGCATCTGAGTCATTGCTTTGGCGGCTACGGACTCAGAGGATTTTCCTTCGCGTAGTTCATCTAACGCTACCCAAAAGCAACAGGCTGAAGGTGCTGTTCGCTTATCGGCTTTGTGATAGGCGTAGCAAGCGACGAGCATATCAACAGGGAATCCCTGTAGATTGCACCGCCACTCCCATATCAAATTTTTCCACGCCACCGTGTCGTGCGTGGGTGGATGCGTCCAGTTAGGATAGTCGTGCTTTAGATCGCGCATGATATTCTGCACCGTGGCTACGCTCGGTGCATCTTCAAGCGTAGGTAGGACGTCACTCATCTTGCCCCTCGCCGGAAGTGCGGAACATTGTCGGGAACTGTTCGCGTAGCGTAGCCATGTGCTTACGAGCTTGCTCCGGCGTTGCGGCTTCCTTTTTCCACTGCCGATACATCTTCCGCTGTGCTACGCTATTGGTTTGCGTCTGCCGCGCTTCAACGATGCGGTCGATGTGTCCGGCAACCTGACCGATCTTTGGCCGGAAGGTGCAGACCGGCGAGCCGGTATTGGTCGGCGTGGTGTCGGCCATGTGCGCCACCACGCCCTCGGCAAATAGCCGCGCCGGATATTGCGCGGCAAACTCTGCCCATGTCAGGATGTCCTCTTTGGTCAACGGCCAATTATACTCAGCCGACAACCGGCGCATCACTTCATTGAATGAGCCACTGGTCTCCCCCAGTATAGCCTTCAATTGATTGGCTACCGCGGCTTTCCAACTGCTCTCGGCCTGATGTGCCGACGAGTTCGTCAAGTAGGTCGAATCCTTCGGCGATATTAGTTCGCCTATCGCGGTAGGCTGTCCGTTTTGGTTTCGCATTAGATGTCCTGTCCTGTAAGGGTTCAAATGCCAATACATACTCGGCGGTAAGCTGTCCTGTGGATTTGATGGGGCGCGTCAATCGAATAGGACCTGCTTTCCATATCCACGATAGGCCACCACCAGCATGAGCTTTCACCGTCATCACGATCTGACGTATCTGCTCTTTGCTGTAGTGTGGCGGCTTGTGGTGGAGATTGTGCAGTGCCATTTCTTGTGACGTCCAGTGAGGTGAGTTCGGTAGGTTGTCCCTGCCCCACAGTTCCATCATCTCTGCGGCGTAGTACTCGGGGTCGGCTGTCCATCCCTCGTCTCCATTATCATTGAAGGCGAGAGCGACATGCGAGGTGGAAGCATCCCAGTGGTGTTGCCACTTTTGCCAGTTCGTGATGTGGATTCGCGTTGCCTTCCCTCGTCCGGCTTGATAGTTGACCATGTTTTCAGAGGCCATCCATAGCAGAACGCTATTGAGCTTTCGGCGAGACACCTTCTTTGTGCCGCCACGCTCGTCCACATACCACGTTCCCTCGCGCACTTCAGGGTAGGTCACATCGCAAGCACCGATAGGCAACGCTCGGTGCTGAGCGTTGCCTCGGTGTGCCGCTTCCAATAGCAACCAAACCCATATACGGATATGCCACTCATCCTTGCGCCAGATAGGGTGGTCGGCTGTGCGCCTCCACAGGAAGATGTAGCCTCCAGCATCGGGTTGATTAATCATTACCCTGCCGCCTCCGCTTGCTTTGCGTTGACACTTCCGCGCAAAATAGCCGAGGCGTCGACCAATAGCTTGCGTTGCTTGCCTGAAAACTTGAGACTGACCTGTTCCAGTTGGGCCGCCAGCATTCCATACTGCCCACCGGTAGGGACAACGACCTGTGGCATCTGCGACAGCATATCGTTCTTGTAGTGCCGCAGGGAAGCCTCTACGTCTTTGCCTCGGACTTGAGCGACACCTTCCTCGCCAGTGGCGGCTTTCACCAGAGCCGCTTGCCCTTCGGTCGGAAGGCGCAGTAGCCGTTTCGCTGTAGCTACCGTCATACCGCCCTTCCGCAAGGTTGCAAAGGCAGTGGGGTGCAGTGCCGTTTTCAGTTCGATCAGCTCGCGGATGATGCGTAGACCGAAGCCGGTCTCTTCGGCAATCTCCGTTTCCGTCTTACCTTCCGCGAGTAGCACCTCAACCGCTTCGGCTTCGGTAGCGGCGTTGCGTTTCTGCACAAGATTCGATGCGAGTGTGGTAAGTGCGCGGTCGAGTGAGTTTTCGTAGCGCACCTCGGCGCGGATGGTTTCCCATCCGAGTGCGTTGGCGGTAGCTACTCGCCGCTTGCCGTTGATGATCTTGTAGGCTACGCCTTCGGCGTCATTCGGCGTGACGATAATGCTGACGCGCTGGCCTATCTTCGTGAACGACCGAACCAGATCGTCATACGACTCTACTTCAGGAGCTTCAATATCAGCCAACGGGATGTTGGCGATGTGGACTACAGGATTCTTGTCGGACATGATGGTCTCCATCGTAGTGAAGGGGTGCATAGCTTTGGCTCTATGCACCCCTTCGTGTGGTGGTGGTTATTCTGGCGTCACTGCTGTGACATGAAGGTTGTCACCGAGCTTGTTGGCAACCTCGGTAGGCAAGGTTTCGTTGGTGCTGACGTATTCAAAGTGACTCCACGGCAGGGCGAGGAAGATGCCAGCCGCGAAATCGTCTTTACCGACACTGCCGCTCACCGGCTGATACACTTCATATTTAACGCTCGGCGTAGTGATGATAGCTGTGCCATTATCCTCGTCCACTTCGACCGAGTGACTTGTTCCGCATGAAGTGAGCGCGGATAAATCCCATGTAGCGAAGGTGCATGGAAGCGCATCGGGGTCGCTGTCAGGGTTGAACAGCGGCTTGTGGTCGCATTGGAATGGCGATAGTGCGTCTGGGCGCGATATATCTGGCCGGACACTGCTGGGAACGCCAGCGGTTTCAGCGAGTTCATACGCTCTCATGGCAATCGCCTTCGGATGCACCAGCACTATCCGCGAACTGTGCGGCGTCAATGCACTGTAGTTATTGTCGCTACCGTTAATCGGTACGCGCTTGCTGAAGCCGTGCATTCTGCCTTCCTCCACGAAATCCGATGGGAAAGGGTAGTGTTCCGCGCCGACCCACATCACCATATCAGTGATGCCGTCCTCGCGCTGTACGAAGCGAACCCCACGGAACGCGCCTTCCGACCACGGAATTGCGTGGTCAACGATAAAGTTTTCAATCGGCTGACCGAAAGGCGAGGTGGGAACACAGGCATATAGCCCACCTTCCTTCCGCTTACCGCACCCTCTCATAATACTGCTGTTGACTAACATCTTCGTCTCCTCTACTGGTGTTAGGCGACTTGCGCCTGTTGGTGGTGGACTACATCGGGCGGTAAAGGTGGCTTATAGATGTCATAGCCACCGTCCCGATATTGCTTCTCCCACGCCGAGGGTATGACCGCTGGCATGGGATGGTCTTTTGAACGCCAGCCGGATAGCCCATGACAGGTAAGCCAGTTGGCAAACGCAACATGGATGCAAGTGGTTCGGACGGTATAGCCTTTACAGCCACATTGCCACATCCACGGTTCATATCCATATCGCTCTACGATATGCTTGCGACCAGTGCCGCACTTCTCTACCTCAAAGAACCAACTGGTCACTTCAAGAAGTAGGCCGGTCATCGCTAATCGCCTTGAGTCGATCCAGTGCCGAGGTAAAGGCTTTCCAATCGCGCTGTGGCACTTCGTCTGGAGTTGATACGCCAAACTCAGCCATCGCGGCGTGAAGCACCTCCGAGGCGTAGCCTTTGCAGTATGATACGAACTGCTGTTGCCGCGCCTCGTCTACCACATTGCTCTGGCTCTTGTCGTATAGAGCAAGGCCGAAGCGGTTACCGAAGGTCATAAGCGCACGTTTCATCGCATCGCTCTCCGCTTCCTTCAAAGCCGACTCATGTGCCAGCCCTATATCAGCCATACCGTTGCCGTGTCCAGTGCCGCACCCTTCGCGGACGATCATTGCATCGCCGGAAAGGACAGTGATACGCACCTTCGCTAGATAGCTGACGTAGTGCTTGAAATACGCGCCATTGCGACCTTCCGCTTCTTCGCCGTGTTCGTGGATGCACTTGATCTCTATGGTCTCACGAAGCCAGTTGCCGAAGCCGAAGATTCGGTTGGCTTCGGCGATAGCGAACCACGCCTCTATGTAAGACAGGGTTTGCTTGCCCTGTGACCGTTGGGATACCGCGCTGGCCGGTAAGTCAGCGCGTAGCATGGCTTCAATATGTTCGGGAAACATACTCGTCTCCTATGTGATGGTGGTTATGTTAGGATGAGAATGCACAGGGTAACGGTGGCTACGGCGATGATGATCGCGCCGTAGCGTTCCGTCCAGTGCGGCTTTGTGGCATCGTAAATGCTTTGGCGGCTACGAGCCATTATCACCTCCGTCTGTAGGGGAAGTGAAAAATGCTTGTATCGCAGGGGGGGATGTCGTAGGTTGTTGATACTGCGTCTCCTCGTTGAGATGTGGTGGTGGTGGGTGGGAGGGGATTGCTTTGGCGGCTACGCCCCCCCCACCCTTTCAATTACAGCACAGCTTTGCGGTAAATCTCCGTAGGGTTGCGAGTAAGCACGATTCATGCCATATTCGTGGTATGATAGGCAACGACATACGCGACTACCGCGTGAAACACCAGATCACGCAAAAAGACTTTGCGCTTCAGATCGGCGTTGCACCACTTACTGTGAGTCATTGGGAGCGAGGTATCTCAACCCCGAAAGGACCAGCGAGGGTGCTGATCGACTACATCCTCCGAGGCAAAATTAAGATACGACGAACGCTCTCCTGATACTGTCGCAAGTGATGGGCGTGTTTGTCTAGCGATGGGTGAGAGCTACCAACTCTCACCCATCGCGCTTTTTAAAATATCCACACCGAAAAACTGAAGCAAGATAGTGTGCATATTTTTTTTCGTTCCGGCAAAAAAATACCGGCGACTTGTCTACGGATCGGTGGAGTTATCCGTATTCGGCACTGACGTGAATCCGACACGCCTTCCACGCCGCGTATTGTCTCGGAGTTCGACCAGCTTATCCATATCCGAAGCACTGAGCCGGTAGCGTTCTGTGCGCCCATACCACGCCTCACGCTCGCCGAGGTCGTGCTCGCGGAGCTTCGCTGTCACCCATTGCGTAGACCGGCCTAACTTCTCAGCCGCTTCCGCTACCGTCATAGTCTCTCCGACAATAGCGTTTGCAATGGATAGGTATTCTGCCACGCCAATACCCAACGAACCCGCTTGCTCTTCGGCGGTGCGCCGTATCAATGCCTGTAGGCTTCGCCGCACCTTATTTGTCTGAATCGGTGACATTTCCGCGCTCCTTCTTTAGGAAGGACACGATAGCTCGTAGTTCGGTAACAGTCAAATCGAATATCTTACAGGACACCTTGCCATGTGAAACAGTGACCTCATTGTAGTAGCTATCCTCGCTCACCTTATAACTCATTCGGTGATCCATTTGTTTCTCCTCTTGCTTCGATGTGTCACCTACAATCTGCGCGACCTCGGCTACCGCTTTCATGTGGCTGTGATAGCGTTTCCACTGATCCTCTGCCGCTCGGCGCACATAAGCACTCACCTTTGAATGCTCCGGCATGAATCGCCGCAGTATATCCTTCGCTACCTGATGGGGCGACTTGCTGATGGCAATGTTGATCGGGGAGGGTTCGTAGTATTCGTTGATATTGAACGCACCCTGCGGAATCCACGGACGCAAGTCCTCGCGGCATGGACCGCGCTCGTAGAGGCCGCATACTCGCCACTTGCCTTCATACCCATTGCAGTTGGCCGCGATGTGGAGAGGATAGGGGAGGCTGGCGTCAACGAAGCCACCAGCCAGATATGGCTTGATGATGTGCGCTACCGGCGGTGCTTGGTCGGCTTGCTCTACGACAGGATCCGTGCGAAACTCGTAGGATACAATGCTGGTCAGGTTCAGGCACTCGACAATCGTGTCGATCATGTCGGACTGTTCGCCGTAGCTCGCCCAACGCTCGGCGATATAGGGGTTGCTGTGACGCAAGGCGTCATCGCGTATTAGGGTCATTTCGGGTCTCCTTGTGGTGGTTAAGGTAGAATGGGATCCATCGCATCGGTGTAGCACGCATCGCACACGTTCATCTTTCGGCGGCTCTGGTGTTCGCGGAAGCATCCGTCACAGACGCGGAATGTGGTGGTGGCTTTGTAGTCAGCCACATCCATCTCGCTTGTCAGGTAGTCCTCATAAAATTCCTTTCGTGTGATGGCTGGAATCTGCTCCCAGCCTTCGTCCCAGTACAGCTTGTCAAAGGATACCTTGTCAATCTTCGCTGGGGTGATGTGGTTGCAAGTGGCGCAGAGGCTTTGCAGTTTGCCGAGGCGGTAGACGGCGTTGGGGTCTCCGCAGATATTGCATCCGTATAGATCGCGCATAGCGATACTCCTTCGTTGGTTGTGCTGGACGGTAGCTTTGGCTCTACCGCCCAGCAGTGTGGTGGTGGTTAGGTATTAAACAGGCACTGCTCACATTGGCATCGCGTATGGCTTATTCATAACGCGGACGCTCCTTCGGGAAGTGGCTAGCCGGTTCGCGCTCTATGGTCACCCAATACTGACCTTCGCACAGCACCGAGCCGAGATCAGAGTTCCGCTTGCCGTTGGCGTCATCAGCCCACGCCCACGCCTTATGGTAGGCGTCGATTAGCCGCACAAAGAATGCGCTGGCCGTTTCATCGGATAGCCGGTAAAACTCTTCGTCATTCTCGCCCACGCCGAAGTCATACCACCAGCCACCTTCTTCAGGACCTCCGTATGCCCTGTCCAGCTTGTAGGTATTGATGTAGTAGGCATCCTCGGTCAAGTTTTCGCGGATTCGCCATAAGTGTTCTTGCATCGGCTCGGCACTGTACGGTAGCTGTAGCAGTTCGGGCGGTAGGTAGGTGTCGATCAGTTCAACGAGCGATAAGATTTGCCGCATACTCAGTTCGACCGTAGTGCTTCCGTTCACTGGTTTCATTATTTCCTCGCTTCGTGGCGTGCCACCTTCGCATAGTGCAGTGCATAGGTCTGCATCGCGCTTATGATTTCGGACTCGGTGAAGTCATATTCGCGGCACGTATCAATCACATTTTCAAGGTGGACAAAGTAAGCACCCACCATCCCATCGTATTCGCCTTCGTCGCGTTGGTCAAAAGCGGCGGCGGCATTGGCAGTCGCTATGGAAGTCGGTGTATTCATTGTCATGGTCTCCATTGGTAAATCCCTGCTGGCAGAACGCCAGCAGGGATATCGGTTGAAGGTGCGTGGTGTTTAGGTAGTAAGGCTGGCGGTGACCAGTGCGTAGCGCGGAACGAAAACATCGTGATCGCCAAAACGAACCTCATACATCAATACAGCGTTGCGGTATCTAGGACCACTCAGCAACGTGCCGAATTGCCCCCTGAGATTCGATAGGACATCCGAGTCGTGGCGTAGGCGCACCGTTTCGCCTACGGACAAAACACTGAACTGCACCGGCACTGTTTCGGTCTGTGGCGTGTCGGCTTGCGGTAATTCAGAGGACGCGGTGGCATCACCTTCCTCTCTCGGCGTAGAGCCGTCTTGCAGGATGCCAAGCATATCACTCCATCCCGGTTTGTGGGTGCCGTCTAAGTGGGCGTGGATAACATGCGGTTCAGGGAATTGCGTATTGAGCGTGTTCGCCGATTCCTCGTCCGGCTCTGCCTCGGCGGTATTGTCCGGCTCTGCCTCGGCGGTATTGTCCAGCAGTTTATCAGCCCACAGCGTAGCGGCTTCAAGTTTAGCCGCATACTCAGGGGAGAACGCATCGCCGAGCGAAGATTCAAGCGCACCGGCCAGCATACGCAGAGTTTTCAGGTGATCCATATCAATCGCACTGTCATTGGAATTGTTGGTGGCGACACCAGACAGGTCGACAGAGAGCCAGCCAGCATCATCATCTACCCACTCCATCGTGACGCCTTCCACTTTATCGCCGTTGGCGTGAACGATCGCCACATCCTCTGGCTTGAGGTGCTTGCTGAGTTCAAAAGAATTAATCTCAATGATCGGGTGCTCGTCGCCACAGCCCTGCCGGTCGTGCTGGAAGGTGATTTCCTGTCCCAGCATCCGAACCTCAACATCAGTGATCCAATCGGACGGCGTAAAATCGACGGTCACTTCCACGCACTGATTGCCATAGCAGTCGCTTGTGTCAATTGTTCGGACGTTCAAGTCATCGCCATCGTCAGTGCGGATAGTGAATTCCCAATTCTCTACGTCTGGCTCATACTCGACGGTGACCTGCACTTCGTCGCCGTCAACCTCAACTTCGGTGACTTCCAGTTCATAACTATTCTGGTCGCGGACGATGATGTCAAAATCCTGTTCAACTTTCACTTCCTGTTCAATCTGAATCGTGGTATATGCCATGATTATGGTCTCCTATGTAGTGATGGGTAGAGTGCCGATTGCACTCTACCCTCGTTGATACTGCGGTGGTGGTGGTGGTGGTTTAGCGGTGCGTGCGCTCGGCCACGCGCTGTGCGTAGTTGTCGAGTGCGTCTACTTTGCTTATGAAGTAGTTACCCCAATACAGGGAACCGTCGGCGGCTACAAAGTGAACGGCGTACTGGGTATAGATGCCATGAGGGATGGCACTTAACCGCACGCTGCGTTCCTCGTCAATGGTGCGCCAGTTGGGATTGTGGTGAGCTTGATGGCCTGTCATTACGCGCTCCTTTCGCTTTGGTGTGTGGGTTGCTTAGAATTCGCAGTCGGGAACTGTGAACGTGGCAGTGTCGCGCATATACAGCGCATGACCTTGATAGTGGGCATCGTCGGCGGCGACCACGCGCCACCAGCCACGCGATGCGCCACTCCAGATATCGCGCTTGTCGAGTATGGTGTACTTACTGCGGATGATAAAGGCGTAGGCACTACCCTGAATCACGACTCGGTAGTAGATGGCCGCGCTATTCTCGCCGATATCGTAAAAGTGGCAATGGTCGTTTTTTGCTTCACGCGCCACAGCGTTATGCGCTGTGGTGAACCTACGCAGGTCTTGCTTTTTTCTGTTGAGCTTAGTAGCCATGATGGTGTATCCTTGAAAATGTATTGCGGCGAGGGCGATCGCTCTCGCCGCGTGGTGGTGGTGGTGTGATTAGTAAATCTGCTCGAAACCGTTGTCGGACAGCGAAACATCCCAGTCGATGGTGTCCGCGATAGCTCGACCATGTTTCTGGCTACGGACGGAGCGTTGCATGAAATAGTAGTGGCCGTCTTCCGCATCAATAGCCAGTCCTTGTCCGCACACGACCAGTACAGCTTTGCCTTCCAGCACTTCGGCGATAAGCGGCTCGCTATTGTCAGGGAACAGCGGCGTGTCGCACCAGCAATACCAATCGCTTTGCGTGAATTCGTTGAGTTCGATAGTGGTGGTCATGATAGGTCTCCTTGAAAGTGAAGTGAACGCCGACTCTTCATCAGTATCAACATCGGCGTGGTGGTTATTTCCCTGTGATGACAGAGCACCGGTCTGGCGCACCAGCTTACGCAGTTGACAGCTGGCGGTTGGTGCTTTCTAAACAGTGGGATGTGACCGTGGTGTTATTATGGTCGGGCGCGATCTCGTCGCGCTTATCGTGGCTTGTTTAGTGTCGGGATCGAAACCGACAATGACGGATGATGTTCGTGCTTTCGCGTTCGCCAAGGGACAGGCACGACCAACTTTCAACCTCGCTCCTGCGAGGCATCGGAACTGGCGTTCCGAACCGCCATAATAACCATCGGGTCGGGTGGGGGAGGCGAACAGCGAAGCTTCCCTTTACCTGCCTCCCTCGCCGTCTCCGCTGTTGCCCTCGTCGTTTTTTTTAGGGCTATTCAGGATGAACGGTTTCGATTGCCAGTTCACGGGGTCGATTCTATTACTTTCGCCACCTTATTCATCGCCGGAGTTTTACTGGGAGCGACCCAGCTACTCTTCCGACTCGCAAAACGAATGGATCATTAGGCGGCACTCGCGCCAGCCCTGTGACTTCCACTCGGTTCGCTTATTCGATTTTCAAAGATCAATCAACTGCACCCCAATTATAGCCGTCTTAGAAAAGTTTAACAAGCCCAAACTCTACCTTCGCCCTATAAAGTATCTGCTCGCGTTCATTATATATAAGGGGAGCGGTTAAAGTGTAAGTAGCTACAAAAACAATGGATTATGTGGGGTTTTGGACGTCGAGCGGTAAACCCTGTGGTTAAAGTGTAAGTAGCTACAAAATCAGCTACTTAGGTGCGTTTTTGGACTACGAGCGGTTAATCTGTGATCAATGTTGTTTCCCTAAGTTATTCTCTTGCAGCTACTTACGATTTCTAATAATGTTAATAAAAGTAAGTATATAAAGCGGAGCTAAGTAGTTGAATTGCTCCGCTTTGCGGAAAAAGCGAAAAAAAAACCAAAAAAAACCAAAAAAAAACCAAAAAAACCGAAAATCTGTCCATTTTGGACACTTACCTGACGGGTTTTTGTCCAAAGACGGCTTTTGGCCAATACCGGCTTTTGGACACGTTTTGGCCAACAGGTGGCCAAAAAATTTATTGCGCTGAAAATCGCGTTTGCGACAATTGGGTTTCAGACACTTGCGACAGTGAAGTCCGGCTGTGGTGGGCTGGACGATGTTGGTGCGCGGAGTTAGCGTCTCCTCGCTCCGCGCACCACATCCCAGCAAAAGGAGAGAATATGCGCGGCATAAAAGCAAAGCGGCTTCGCAAGTTGGCCTATTCGATGGCTACGGATATTGGTGCATACCCACAACACACCAGCAGTGGTTGGCGATACCCCATAAACTCGCCACGACGATTCTACAAGCACCTTAAACGCCAGCTACGCAACAAGCCACTTGCCCCACTTTACACGAAGGATGCGGAATGAAGATTGGTGTAGCTACCGGCCACTCGCACCGCACCAACATCACCGAGCGGCGTTTTGAGTTTACCGTCTGCCGCAAAGTGGACAGGCACTTGCAGTATCTACTCGCCAGTGCGGACTATGATGTGGTTGACATACCAGACCGCATCTACATGGATTCGACCAACGACGAGGCACTTCGCTTTAAGACGCGCCACTTCAACGAGAATGCTGTCGAACTTGCAGTGGAGCTACACCTAAATGCTGGTGGTGGCAAGTATTCTACCTGCATCTATTGGGATAATGGGGCGCGAATAAGCGAGGTTGGATTGGCTGTTTCTGCTTCAATCTGCGCGCAATGGGCTACAGCCTTTCAATGGCCTACCATCGGGGCCATGCCGCAGAGCTATTTCCAGCGCGATCTGTGGTTTTTAAACAAGTCCAATGCGCCAGCGATCATCCCCGAGCCTGCCTTCAAAGACAACCCTGAACAACGCGCCTACATGGAGACGGAAGCATTCGCCGCACAGTATGCCGCAACGGTATTTACCGGCATAGAAATTTGGCGATATGAACTTCGGTGAGGCGCGACTATGTATAACTGCATTGTGGGTATATTGCCGTCTGCGGATTGGTCGGCCTATAGTGGGAATTGGCTACCGCATTATGGGGAAGTTTCAGGTCGAATTGATGATGTATGTCATCATGAAATACATGGAGACGGAAGGAAAGGTAATCGTCATGGACGATGCCTTCCCAAAGGACATTACCCAACCCTTCCGCGTAGCTGAAACAGAAAACGATGAATGCTGTGATCTACCCTGAAGCCGCAAGGCTTCATAAGGAACTGACCGGAAAGCCAGTGGGTGCGACAAATATGCACCACATCTACCGAACAGCGGTAGGCATTGTCATGGACTACGAGCATGGCGCGGCTGAACTGGAAGAAATCGGCGTCACCCCACAACAATACGTCGATGTCCTCATAGATTTTTTCAATACCATCACCGCAGAGAGCGAATCTATTGAGCGCAAATGAACTGCTCCATCCGAGCGTAGACCGAATCGAAGAAAAGACACCCGAACTGCCGAAGGGCTGGGGGATGCTGGCCGTTGCCATTCTGGAACAGGCACAAATAGATGCCCTATTCCTTGACTACTGGCAAAGCCAGCCCACAAAATCCAGCAAATACAGCAATCGCTTCACCTATTTAGCGAAGTGCGTTCCACCCATGAAATTCCTGAGAGATAAGGAAAATGCGCCTCGCGTATTCCTTGAAACGCACGGCGTCCCTTGTCACGATGTGGATAGGTGGGTAAGCCGGTTTGATGCTGGTGAGCGAACCCGTAAGCGGATATCGGACGATCGGTAGTGAACGAGCAGTTAGATATGTTCGGAAACGAAGAACCACTGCCAGAAACCGATGCCCTGTGCGATGCTTATACGGCTCTGGCTGTAGCGGAGCTACTCGGCCTGTTAATCGACCCAACGTGGCGAGAACAATACCGAAAAACCATGCTGAAGGCGCGTGAACACTACCGCAAACAGCGAGAAAGTGAAGGAGATAGAAATGGCGCGAGGCGTCAATAAAGTAATTCTAATCGGGAATGTCGGAAGCGACCCCACTATCAATTCAACGCAAAGCGGAACGAAGGTGGCCAACGTATCCATTGCTACTTCCGAACAGTGGAACGACAAGAACGGCGAGCGACAGGAGCGCACCGAATGGCATCGGCTCGTATTCTGGAATCGGCTGGCCGACATCGTTGAGCAGTACGTCAATAAAGGCGACAAGCTCTTTGTAGAGGGAAAACTACAGACGCGGAAATACGAAAAGGATGGGAAGGATTTTTACACCACCGAAATCGTAGTTTCGCAGATGGAAATGCTCGGTGGTAGTGGGACAGGGGAGTACGCAGTGTCGCAACGAGGCGATACTGCGTCTGGTGCGAAGTCACCGCCACTACCGCCGAGCTACGACGATCAACAAGACCTACCGTTCTGATGGAACTGGTCATTGAAATAGCGTGGGGAATCGGTGCTTTTGTCGTGCTTTGCTTCCTCTATGCCGCCGCAGAGCAGTGGGTAAATAGCCTTCGGGAAAGAAAGGAAGATTCACATTGAACCTCATTACAGCTTGTCCGCGCAGTGGGACTCTTTATATCAGCAATGTGATGCGCCGGTGCGGTCTGGATATGCCACATGAAATGACCGGCAAAGACGGCACGGTCAGCTACTTTTTTGCCGTCGATGCAAGCTGGTATCCTATCTACTCAGCCATGCAGAAAAGTGGACGACGACTCCGACACCACGAAAACGGCAAAAGGCGCGATTTCGCCTTCAAAAACTTTATCCACCAGATGCGCGACCCTATCAAGTGCATCGCATCCATGTGCGCTGTCGTGGTTGTGCGCGACTGGGAATGGATAGAACACCATACCGGCATTCACCACAAGATGAAGCCGAAGGAAGTGCGTGCGGCAAAGTTCTGGTGCAAATGGAATCAGCTTATACGCGACCAAAAACCCGATATGGCCTACCGCGTTGAAGATATAGATACCGTTTGGCCAGAGTTGGCCAACCTGACCGGCATCGACCTACAAAAACACCCCACCGTCCCTGATACCTCGCGGACAATGCACCGCATCGGCGGCTACCGAGCACCGAAGCCGTTGACATTCGATATGCTACGGGCAATGGATGCCAGCGTAGCCGATGAACTCAAAGACGTAGCCGCATCGTTTGGCTACACAATATAGGAGAGAACATGGCTAAGAAAATACCTGTCACTTGCGACCCTGACGGCGACCTCAAGCGGTTGCCGATGGATCAGCTTGTAAACTTTCAAGGCGACCTAAAGACCCTCTATAAACCGGCCTACGACAAGCTATCGCAATCGCTACAGAAATATGGCTTCGCGTTCCCGATCTTTATCTGGCATGGGCACAATAAAATACTGGATGGACACCAGCGGATCCATGTCCTGACCAATGAAAAGTGGGAAGTGGAAGGCGGCATCCCATACGTATCCATCACCGCCAAAGACGAAAAGGAAGCGGCAGAGAAAGTCCTCATCATATCGTCACACTACGGCGTAGTGTCAGAGCAGGGGCTATACGAGTTTTCGGAAAATAAAAAACTCGACCTCAAGGCATGGGACTTGATGGAAATGCCCGAAATTGATATGGATCGCTTTCGGGCGGCATTCTACGATGACTTTGAACAGGCCGAGGCAGGGGAAGCTCATGGTGTAGACGAAAATGAGGCGTTTGCCGGACCTGCCACCGCGACCACTATATCGCAGATCATTCTCTATTTCCAGCAAGCAGAATACACCGAGATGATACTGTCGATGGAAGAACTCATATCCGCGGAAATAGCCGAGGAAGTTGAAGACCCATCCTCCCTGTTGTTATACCTCGTCCGAAGGGCCAAAGATGGAATTGCCGAAGATTGAGGTAGTCTGGCGCAACTTCCCCGTAAGTAAGGCCGACAAGCAGTACGCAAGACCCGAAGATGTAAGCCGCATCGTGGAAGCACCCTGCGTCCTTGAATGCGATGGGCGAAGGATTGCTGCGGCAATTCCTATGGAGTCGCCGAACTTCACGGCAATCCTTCGCGCTGTAAAGGTCATTGACTACATATCAACGCATCGCGGCTCTGGCATTCAGTCTACTTCACGCATCTTCGGCTTCAAGCCGCGTGACCAGATACGCAGTCCATTCTGCTCCTACGCCGATCTCCATGCCCGACAGCCGAAGCCAGCCGAAATAGTCGCCAATTTCGCCGCGGAAATTGAACCCATATACCGAAAGCACTTCGGGGCTGAATACAAACACCACGCCGAAAGTGTGGTCGAAGTGCGTGCCGACTACCGCATGGGTAGTTCCGTCTTTACGTCTGGCATCGTCAACTACGACAACCTATTGCCCTACCACTACGATCGGGGGAACTTTGATGGTGTATTGTCGTGCATGGTCTGCCTCGTAGACCAGATGAAAGGCGGCGAACTGCTCATGCCCGAATACGATATAGGGCTACGGCCAACTAACCACGCCTTGATAATCTTCGATGGGCAAGCGGTACTACATGGCGTTGCTCCCTTCCGCTTCGCACCTAATGGCTACCGCTATACCCTCGTCTATTATTCACTCAAAGCGATGTGGAAATGCCTCCCCCCTGACGAGGAACTTAAACATGCCCGAACCTACCGGCGTGAACAGCTAAAGAAACGCGCCACCGACGAAAACTATAAAAACGAGTCCGAGAGCCGGCTCAGGTTTACAGCGAAGCGAAGGCAGGGCATTCAACGGCTACGCAATGCCGATACCTCGCTGTCCGACGATGAATAAGCGCATCGCACTTTTTTTTCTCTGTGACGTCCGCTTCGGTGGGTTCGTGTCCTACACCAGCCACCTCGTAAGGACATTTGAAGCCGCTGGCTGGTCTGCCTGCCTCTACAAGATTGGCGCAAATACCGAGGCAAAGATGCGCGAATTCAACGGACCCGTGCGCTACAGAAACATCGCTCTCGTAGATGCCCTGTCCGTAGCGCAAAATACGCCTACCATCATCACTGCCGCTTACTGGAAACAATACGGCGAAGCGATACGCCAGTTGCTCCGATTTAAAGCCAGTATCGTCCTTCACGACCCCACCGAATACGACCCAGCCCTGCTTCGCGCCATCAGAAAGTGCGGAACGAAGGTAGTGTCCATTCGGAAGTGCAATGTGGCCAACCTACTCGCACTGGATGTGCCTTCGGTCTACATACCGCACCCCTATCAACCAGTGGACGTCACTCGCCCCCAAACCCTCGTATCTGCCGTGTCGCTCTCGCGCATTGATTTCGACAAACACACCGAGATCATCGCCAAAGCTAATGCCCTACTTGAGCAGAATAGGCGCGTCCGAATCTACGGCGAACTAAATCGGCTCTACGCCTTCCATAAGCTGAACGCAGAATGCCCAGAATGGGAACAGGACTATTGTGGCCGGTTCGCCCTAACGTGGGATGCCGCAGTGCGAAGAGCCGCTTCCGCAGAGTATGTAGTCGATATGTCAGCTATTGCTAAAGACGGTGGCGGCACTCAATACACCTTCCTTGAGGCGTGGAATGCCGGTGCTGACCTAATCCTCAACCGAAAATGGGTCGATGGTGTGGCTGACGCGCCCGTAAAAGATGCGGCTCTATTCGCCGGTGACGAACACGAACTTGCCGATCTACTTTCAGGCGAGGGGAAGAAGGGGCGAAATAGCCGCGCTCAGGCCGCACAGGAACTCCTAAAGTCCCACAGCCCACAGGTTATATATCCGCACTACGAGAACTTCCTCACAGCGGATTCTGCGCGACTGTAGCTTGACTTTACGGATGCCGGAATGAAGATTTTTTGGAACACACCCTCAAGTAAGCCGCACAAAAGCGCATAGCTATGGTCGATATACCGAAGCGAAACCCCTACCAAAAGCTCTGTGGAGCGAAAACGAAATCGCGCTCTGGCGGCACGTGCATGAACGCGGCTATGCCCAATGGGCGATGTCGGCTACATGGCGGCAAGTCATACCAGATCAAGGGGAATAAACACGCAATGAAACACGGTATCTATGCGGACGGTCTCACGGACGAGGAAAAGGAAATACAGGACACGCTACAGGTAGATGACTTAGACGATGAGATTCGCCTCTGTAAGTTGCGTATTCGTCGTGCTATGATCGCCCGAAAGGAAGTAGAGGCTGACCTAACGAACCCTTCCGTTGGGTTTGAAGTAAGCGAGGTGCGCCAATATCAGAGCGAGAGCGAAAAGGCAAACGCGCCGGAAGGACAGGACAAGCCAGATAGTAGCACTCAAACGCGCAGGGAAATGGTGCGGAAGCGTCCCGACTATGATGCGATAATTGACAGGTATATGGGGCGGCTCGGTAGCCTACTACGCACTCGCGCCGAACTGCTGGGCGCAACCCAAAAAGACCCATCAAAGATTGCCTCGGAATTCCGTGAGGCAATGGAAGAAATTGAGCGCACAACGCTCGGCGATGAGGATAGCTGATGCCACTGACAGCCCGATGGACACCACTTCGCTCTGTCGAAGTGCAGCAAAAGGCTTTCCGTGGTAGGCATCGCTTCAACACGTTCCCATGTGGGCGGCGAAGCGGTAAGACGGAACTGATCGGGAAGCGGCGGCTCATACTACGCGCACTGCGCGGCAGTCCCTACCCAAACCCTCGCTTCTTTGCCGCCGCACCTACGCGAGATCAGGCCAAACGAATCTACTGGTCTGACCTGAAAGCGATGGTGCATCCGGCGTGGCGTAGAGGCGAACCGTCCGAAGGCGAACTGGTTATTCGCCTACAGAATGGCGTCGATATCCATGTCCTCGGTATGGATAAGCCGGAGCGCGTGGAAGGTGTTGGCTGGGACGGTGGCATATTGGACGAGTATGCCAACATGAAGCCGCACGTATGGGAAGCGCATATACGGCCAGCCCTGTCAGACCGAAACGGCTGGTGTGATTTTGTCGGTGTGCCGGAAGGCCGGAATCACTACTACGATCTGCACACTTATGCACAAGCTGAGATGATGGAAAATGGCGCGGAGAGCGAGTGGGGAGCGTATCATTGGGTTTCTTCACTGATTCTACCGGCGAAGGAAATAGAGGCGGCTCGGCGCATGATGGACGAGCTTACCTTCCAGCAAGAATACGAAGCCAGCTTCGTGAACTTTCAAGGCCAGTGCTACTACCCCTACAGTAGTGAACATACATCGACCAGCCTTAAATATGACCCCAAACAACCGGTGATATTCTGCTTTGATTTTAACGTGAGTCCCGGAGTCGCGGTAGTCTGTCAGGAACTGCCCCTACCTGTGGGGCGCGAAGGCACAGCGGTAGTCGGCGAGGTGCATATACCGCGCAATTCAAATACGCCAGCGGTATGTAGGCGGCTCATACAGGACTATGGGCATCACGAAAGCAGTGTCCACTTATACGGCGATGCGACCGGCGGTGCGCGAGGGACGGCAAAGGTGTCAGGATCGGATTGGGAGATGATACAGGACGAAATGAAGGCGGCTTATGGTGACCGCGTTTACTCCCATGTCCGGCGTAGCAACCCGAAGGAACGCTCACGCATAAACGCGATGAATACGCGGCTTCGCAGTGCCAGCGGCGAGATACACATGATGGTAAATCCGGCCAAAGCACCCAATCTGCACAAAGACCTTGAAGGTGTGCGCGTATTGGAGGGTGGTAGTGGGGAGATCGACAAAAAAAACGACCCTCGCCTATCCCACGCATCGGATGCACTCGGCTACTATATCGTAGATGCTTTCCCTGTAGATGCGGCCGATCGCGTAAGCTCATTTACGATGGAGGAACTGATATGATCAACGCGCCGTGGTCTTGCCAGATCGAACTGGTAGAGGGATGCAATCGTATGTGTCCATTCTGCGGCTTGAACGGCATAAGGGACAAGGTTGGAAACTACAAGTATGTCGATTGGTCTACTACCGAACGAACTATCGAAGGCATTGGCGACCTACTCCCCTCTGGTCGGCTGGAGTTCGCCATGCATGGCGAACCAACGATGCACCCCGAATACCTTGCCATCCTCAAGGCATATCGAAAAGCATTACCCGATGCACAGATACAAATTACCACCAACGGGAAGGTGATACGGTCGAAGATACAGGAGCGCGTGGAAGCCATATTTGATGCTGGCGTCGACTTCATTATCCTTGACACCTATTACCCTGAACGTGAAGCCATGCGCGAAGCGGCGGCAAGCCTAACAGGGGTAGAGGTGGTGGACTTTTACGAGGACTGCATTCCGTCCGGCTGGTCTCCGTGGGCGAACCACAAGCGGAAGGTGCGGCGGCGCGTGGTGCTGATGGACGACCTCATAGCAGTTGACGGCAAATCAAAGGCGCGAACGATTTACAATCACGCTGGCAACACCGAGTTCAAAGGCCATGTGAAGGGGTTGCCGCTTCAGGCTAAATGCACATTGCCCTTCCGCGAGGTCACGGTGGCGTGGAACGGCAATGTCAACGTCTGCTGTATGGATTGGGGTCACGAGCTGGTCTGCGGAAACGTCAATGAAATGACACTCCGCGAGATATGGGAGGGCAAGATTTTTGAGGCTATCCGTAAGACTCTCTACCAAAAGAGCCGGATGTTCTCGCCATGCTCTCGGTGTGACTATAAGGCGAAGCGAGTGGGGCTATTGCCGGAATACGAAAAGCCGAGTGCCGACGATTGCCAGATTCTCAAGGAAGCGGTATTTGCACCGACGGCGACCAACGGCAAAAAACCATTCTTCAACGTGAGGTAGTCATGCCATCCGACACCGAACCGGCTGACCTGTATCACGAACTGAACATCTGCCGCACGGCATTGCGGAGCGTCCAGTATCTACTGCAACACCAGCACAGCTTCGGAGATGTGGCTGAGATGCTGTGCTACATCGAACTGGCACTACGAAACCAGCTACGTCGACTGCCCGACGATTTTCGTGACCAGAGTGCCGCCGACGAGGAAGCCAGTGCCGAGCAGTGGAAGGCAATGCGCCGGATTTATGGCGCGGAGTAAAAGCACGATGACTGCCGCGGAGTTTCGATCCCTCGGCAAAGGCAAACAGCGACCGGCAAAAATGGAGCCGATGAAAGATGCGTCACTGGAAAGCCGCGTGAAGCAACTTGAGAAAGAAAATGCCGCTTTATGGACAGAATATGGCGAACTCCTCTGCCGAATAAACAAAATGGAACAGGACAATGCCGCCAATTGAAATGACTCCGAAAGAGAAGGAAGTGGTCACTGCTGTGGTGGCGTGGATGCGATCGGGTCCTACTCATTCGGCTGTCCACCTGCACAAGGGGCAAAACGCGGAGAGCGTAAAGGCAAAGCTGGAAGTGACCGGCGGCATTGAAATACTCCGCTTGACATATCTCCACGAGTAAAGTATAATTGCCTCACCTCAAAAGCACTGAGCAGGACAACCGAATCGACCATTCGCCCCTGCTTCGCCGCAATATGCGTGCGAAGTGGGGGCTTTTTGTGTTTGAGAGAAATGGAAGCAGATAAGATTACTGTCAACACGCCTAACGAAGCCTACGAGTCAATGGCTGTGAAGTGGCGGCTTATTGACAACCTAATGGGCGGCACACTGGCGATGCGCGAGGCTGGGCGCGAGTACTTACCGCAGTATGCGAAGGAAAGTGACGCCAGATACCGTTTGCGGCTTCAAAATTCCGTCTTGCTGGAGAAGTTTAAGGATACGGTGCAAACTCTCAGTGCGCGCCCCTTCGGTTCGCCGGTGGCTTTGAACGAGGATGCTGACCCTTTCTTTTGGGAAATAGCTGAAAACGTCGACCTGACAGGTCGCAACATGACCGTCTTTGCGCGAGAGTGCATGTCCGATCTTCTCAGCTACGGCAAGTGTCACTTCATGGCTGAATACCCGAATACAGTAGAGCTTAGGGAAATGATGGGGCGCGATTTGACACTGGCTGACGAGCGACAGCTTAAACTTCGCCCCTACCTTGTCCGCATATCGCCCAGTGCGATCATTAATTGGGAAGGTCGGCGCATAGGCGGCGTAGAGCAACTGACGCGCCTTCAAGTGCGCCACACGATCCCCATACAGCACCCACAAAACGAGTTTGCCGTTGAAATGAAGCACCTTGTCGTGGTGTGGACGCGCCAGCGTATCGTCGTGTGGGAGCGCATAAGCGACGAAGGCGAGGACGAGGTATGGATGCCGGTTGATAATGGCGACCTACCGAATACCCTCGGCGAGATTCCACTGGTCACCGTCTACGCCAACCGTAAAAAGCTATTGACGGCAGAGCCACCACTGGAAGGACTCGCTCACCTGAATGCGAAGCACTGGCGCAACCAGAGCGATCAAGACAATATCGAACAGGTTGCGCGTGTGCCGATGCTGTTCTTTCGCGGTTTCAGCAAACAGGACGTAGCCAGCGTAGAGGTCGGTCCGTTTAAAGTGTTCGGCAATCAAGACCCACAAAGCGATGTCATGGTGATAGAGACCAACGGCAACGCCGTCAAGGTTGGAAGCGATGCCCTGCGCGAAGTAGAACGGCAGATGAACGTTATGAGTATGTCGCCAATGGAACGCCGCGCTGGGAATCCTACCGCCACCGAGCTTGCTATCGAAGCAGGGCGCGAGGTCTCCGATTTGGAAGCCTACGTCATGCTATTGGAGTACGGCTTGAAGCAGGGGTTGGGCTTTTGCGCTAAATGGGCGAACAGGGACGCGCAAATCCTCCCTGACGTCCTTATAAGCGAGGATTTGGGGTATAGCGTCACCAGCGGCAGAGAGCTTGAGGAACTACGCGAGGACTTCAAGCTCGGTGTGCTGGATAAGCGCACCTACCTTGAGGAACGGAAGCGGCGTGGACTCTACCATGAGAGCGTAGAAGTGAACGATGTGCTGGCTTCACTGGAAACGGAAAACCCCTTTACTGAACTCGACATTGACGAGGACATTGACGAGGACATAGAGGACGATGAGGACGAGGCTGAAGCCGCATGACCGAGGCTACTAAACAGGTAGCGGCTCGCAAGCTGTCCGATCTGAACCGCACCGCGAAGATCGGCAAATCCTTGAACGAGCAAGTGATGGATAGGGTCATTCGCCATCAGGTCTACCTACAGCAGTTGGCTACGTCCGAGGTGGTAAAGATAAACGCGCTACTGGATGATCTTCAGAATGATCTGGTAGCCCAATTGGAACGCCGCTTTGACCGCATAGCAAGACAGGGGTTTGATGCAGGTCCTGTCACTTCGCGGCGACTACAAGAGCTATACGCCGCAGTGCGGCGGCTCAACCTGAAAGGTATGAAGCAGGGTAGGAAAGACCTGACCAAAACCTTCAGTAAGCTGTCAGAGGATGAGGCAACTTTCGTGCGTGACATGATCGAAAATAGTGCGCCGGTTAAGCTGGACACGCAGATGCCTTCGCCCGAACTGTTGCGGAAGATAGCGACATCTTCGCCGATTAACGGCACTCCCCTTACGAAGTGGTTTCAAAAGTTGGGGAGCGACACGCAGACGCGGCTTGAACAGGCTATACGGCTCGGTCTGGCCGAAGGCCAAACACTGGGGCAAGTGGTTCAGCGGATACGCGGCACTCGCGCCAACCGCTTTACCGATGGTGTCCTAAGCACGACACGCCGCGAAGCCGAAGCGATAGCGCGGACAGGCTTGAACCATGTTTCCTCTGCGGCTCGTATGGCTTCCTATGAGGCCAACGCCGACATCATTAAGGGGCTGAAGTGGGTATCAACACTTGACACGCGCACTTGCCTTGAATGTGGCGGTCTGGACGGCAAAACCTTCAAGCTCGGCACTCAGCACCGCCAGCCACCGGCGCACGTCAACTGCCGATGCACGTTGACGCCGGTGCTGAAAAGCTACAAGGAAATGGGGTTGCCACTCAAAGGCGCACCGCCAGCCTCTCGCGCATCCATGAATGGGCTTGTGCCTTCCAATGTGACGTTTGAAGATTGGCTACAGGGGCAACCGAAGGATGTTCAAAAGCGCGTATTAGGCCGAGGACGCATGGAGCTTTACCGCAAGGGTAAGTTCCGCATGACGCAGTTTACGAATGACAGTGGCCGCACTCTCACGCTAAAGCAACTACGCCAGCTTGAGGGTATTGAGCCGACACCTAAAAAGCCGAAAGCGGTAGACAAAGCGGACGCCGGATTAAAGGCACTGGAAGCGGCTGAAAAGGCAGAGGAAGAACGCCAACAGTTTATCCGTGACCAGTCTAAGCCTATAGCAGACCGCATTGCAAAGTATGACGAGGCAGAGAAGATTCGCCAAACAGTCGCGGCACTAAGCGACACGAACCCATCTGCAAGTGGAGTGCGCTACGCGAAGCGCGTTTGGATGGATGCCTCTCAGGATTACATGCAAAACAAATCGAAGATGACGCCGAGCCAGCGCATAGCCGCAAAGAAGCGCGTAGAAGAACTGAAAATGAAGGTGATGCAACGTGCGACAGCCTCGGTCACGGATCCAGACGATATTCGGCAAAAGGTGGTTCAGGCAATCGGTAGAGAGGACGAGTTTACCAACCTACAGCGCGAGTCTTTGGTCTATAGTAGCAGTGCCCAGCCGTTCAAGAAAAATGTAGACGCAAACATCGCTAAAGGGCAAAAATTCGTCGGTGATCTGGTGCAAAAAAATGAGGACAGCAACCGCCGAATGCCATTCTATATCCGCGTGAACGACGAACGTAGCAACTATGACCCACGCGACAGGTGGATTCATTTGAACTACACAAGAGGCGCGGAGGTGGTTGTCCATGAGTTAGGGCATACGCTGGAACATTATCGCAGTAGTGGCGATGTGTGGACAGAGGCAACCCACCTCGATCTGAAGTCGGATGCGCGTAGATACCTTGAATATCGCGTTAAAAAGTCGGGGCAAACCGGCGCAGCCCCGAAGTTAAACGATGTGCTCAAGACGAATGTTTACAAAGATGTAGAGGTAGGCTGGGACGATGATTTCGATAAGATGTGGCGCGACACCACACACGGTAAATCGTCTGCTTACTATACCGGCAAAGACTATTCAAAATGGTGGGGCGGTACGGTCACCGAAGTGGTTTCGATGGGGTTGCAATTACTCTACGAAGATGCACCGCACTTCGCCGAAACTGACCCCGAATACTTCAAGCTGATTGTCGGCTATTTAAAAGGGGTATTCAAATGATCGCCAGAATAACTACCCAGTTTGGCGAGGCATACACGCTCAACGGTGACGGGCGATGGGACGGACCAGATAACGTGATAGTCGACGCACTCAACGAATTTTATGTGCCGAGCGTTTATACTGGGGCAGAATTCGTGAGTCCGCAACGCGCCGCAATAGATTATGCCTACGCATCATTGGGCGGTCAAACAATCGTGTATGGCTCTGAACTTGAACCCCTACGTCAAGGCGAGGACAGAGAAATCAACTAACTGCAACGGCGAAGCCGCTGTAGCCCTACAATACCCAAAATCCTGTCGATGACAGGTATCACCCGAAGGGAGATCATGATGGCACTGAAGGCGTTTTACACCACCGAAGCTGAAGTACCTGAGTCGTTGCGCGAACACTACGTTCAAGCCGAAGGCGAGGATAGGTTTGTGCTGGCGGTTGAAGAACAGGAAGGCTTCGCGTTGGAAAACGTGGCAAACCTCAAGTCGGCGTTGGGTCGTTTGAAAGATGAAGCGACCAAAGCCAACAATAGCCTCAAGCCATTTGCGGCTCTAAAGGCACAGCCAGAGGAGATCGCAGAGGCACTTGCAGAACTCGCCACTCTCCGCGAAGCGAAGGGCGACGAGAGCGAACAAATGGCGGCTTTGCGGCTTGAGATGGACAACCTCAAAAAGTCGGCTAAAACGGAATTGGAAAAGGCACTCGCGCCCGTAAAAAGCCTTTCCGATTCGCGGTTGGAGCAGATCAAAGAGTTGCTCATCGACACGAAGCTACAGGCGGCGATCATTGAGGAAGGTGGCTCTCCGAAGCTACTTATGCCGGTGCTAAAAAACGAAGTTCGCGCCACGACCAACGACGAGGGAAAAGTGGTCGTTGAAATCGTAGATGCGGACGGTTCGCCGCGGGTCACAGGTGCTGACCTCTCGCCCATGTCGTTCAGCGATCTGGTGCGCGAAAAGAAGCAAGATGATGAACTCGCGGTGGCTTTCAAGGCCAATGGCCATTCGGGTGGCGGCACTGAACCCGACACTACCACGCGCAACGGCAACGGTCGTGCGCTCAGGCCGGAGGACGTCGAGCGGATGTCACCGGCTGAATACAGGAAAGCGCGAGAGGGTGGGTTGATACCGGCCTAAACGCGCTACAAACCATCACCACATCGGTCTGCCGTAGGAAACGCCAAAGCACTACGGTAGGCCACTGACAAAAGCGAGTAGATAAGCAATGGCTAATACCTTTCTGACCCCCAGCGTCATCGGCCGCGAGGCTTTGATGATCCTCGAAAATGAACTCGTAGCGGCGCAACTCTTTCATCGCGGTTACGCCGACGAATTTCGCGGTGCGAAGGTCGGTGACACGATCTCGATTCGCGGACCGGCGAGCTTCACGGCACAGGAATTCACCTCGACCACGACCACGCAAGACGCCACGGAAACGTCTCGCTCTTTGCAGTTGGAGAAGCACTTTGACGTCACCTTCGCGGTAACGTCGAAGCAGTGGACGTTGGAACTGGAGCAGTTCAACCAGCAGTTGCTCCGTCCGGCTGTAGTAGCGATCGCTCAGGCGGTTGACAGCTACATTCTCGGTAAAGGCAACCAGATTCCCAACTACGTAGGCACTGCCGGTGACCCACCCGACAGCCTCGCCGACATGGTCGCTGTGGTCAAGAAGCTGGACGATCTCAAAGTGCCGCAGCGCGGTCGCATTGCGGTGCTGGACGCACAGGCGAAGCACGATATGCTGGCAAACGTCACGCAGGTGCTACAGGCCGACCAGCGCGGCGATGGCGGCACGGCTTTGCGCGAAGCCAGCATGGGTCGCATCCTCGGCATCGACTACTACATGGATCAGAATGTTGGTTCGCACACGGCCAACACGCTATCCGGCTACCTCATCAACAATGGTGCTGGCTACTCGGCTGGTGACACCACGTTGACCATCGACACTGGCTCTGGCACGATTCAGGCTGGCGATGTGTTTACGGTCGCCGGTGACACCCAACAGCACGTTGTCCTGTCCACCAACGGCTCTACCTCGGTCACGATTGAGGAAACGGGGCTTGCGGCGGCAGTGGCTGATAACGCCGCTTTGACCTTCGTGTCGAACAGCACCTCGGTGCTGAACATCGCCGGTCACGGTGACGGTCTGACCTACGCGGTCGTTCCGCTGGAGCTACCGGCTGGTGCGGCTCGCGCCGAGTACATCGACGATCGTGGTTTAGGTCTGCGTGTGGTGTTCGACTACGATTCCAGCACGAAAACGGACACGATCTCGCTGGACGTGCTGTGCGGAGCGAAGGTTCAGCAGGGCAACTTGCTGACACGCGTCCTCGGCTAAAGCGAAACGCGCTACCCGTAGAGCGCGAAAATACGCTACGGACTCCTTCATCGAAGTGGTGCGGTGGGGCAACTCACCGCACCACACTCCTAACAAAACGAAGCTAAAATTTGGGAGCAGTTCAGATGGTAAAACGACTCGTAAAAGGTAGCGATGAAGTGATTGTCGATGCCGACAGTGAAGCCGAAGTCTATTGGCGTAGCGAGGGGTATGTTGGTGAGGACGAAAAGCCAGCACCGAAAACCAAAGTTTCCAGCAAAAAATCCAGCGACGAGGACGAATAATTGAAGCGCATAATCGCCTATGCGGGCGCACTTGTTGACGAGGATGATCTGGTCTTGCCTATGCCGGAAGGCGCAGATGAATCCTATGCCATCGAAGTGTATTTGATGGTGGCAGACACGATGGTAGACCCAATCGACTACGGCGTAAATGCGTTCTACGAATCCGGCGCAGTGGTAGTCACCTGTGGAGGTGAACCGCCACAGCAAAACGATTGCAAGGTCGTCTTAGTTGAGCCAGAGGTAATTAGCTCACCGGCTACTGAGCCAATAGACGAGGAGTAGAGCATTGGGAACTATCATAAACTGGAACGGCTACGCGCTACCTGTTCCATCGGGCATTCAACACGCCTCTGTATGGAAGTCACTGGCGGCTTTGATTTAGCCCTACTGAAAAATAAGTGAGCTAAGACATGGCATTAACCGTAGAGACCGGCGCAGTGGTGACAGGCGCAGATAGCTACATATCGCAGTCTGATGCAGATACCTATTTCACGGAGCATGGCGCACCTTCCGCGTGGACAGGGTTGACTAGCGACGAAAAGGATTCGGCGTTGCGATATGCTTGTATCGCGCTGGAAGGGATGTTCAACTGGTCGGGTGAAATCGTATCGCTCACTCAGCCGCGATCATGGCCGCGCAGTGGCGCGAGTGACAACGATGGACGGACTATTGCGGCTGATAGTATAGACCAGCGGCTAAAGGACGCACAGTGCGAACTGGCACTCCTTCATACGTCCTCTGCGCTGAATGCTTCCTATGACCGCGGCGGTGCAGTGAAGTCCGAACAGGTAGGACCGATTCGCACCGAGTATTTTCAGGGAGCTTCCGTAGAACCGTCCCTGCCTATCATCTCCCGTATCGTCGGTGGGCTGGGAATACTGCGCGGAGCTATGACCGGCGCACTTGAAAGAGCATAGTGGCAAATAACGCGCAAAAAGCCGCTTCCGCGCTCCTTCTACTTCAGGCCAACGGGACAACCTATACCATGAAGCGAGTCGCTCCTACGCCGGTATCTGGTACTCCGTGGAAGGTTCAATCCAACACTACCACCACGCAGACCGTGAACGGCATATTGGACGATTTTAGGGCGTCACAGAGGGACGGCACAGTGATACAGGAAGCCGATAGGCAATATATCATCGCGGCCAGCGGCTTGACTTTCACGCCGGAAGTAGGCGACCAGCTTATTGATAGCAGTAAAGACCTTGAAGTGGTCGGCGTTCGCACGATACGTGCTGGCGATACCGATGTGATTCACTATCTCCATGTGAGGGCATAATGGGCGTCACGAACTTGACCACGTTCACGTTGGATGTTGATAAGGCACTGGACGGCATCAAAGCCGATGTGAACCAGTTTAAGCGGCTTATAGCATTCGATCTGTTGGGGCGAATTGTAGAGCGCACACCTGTAGATACAGGACGAGCCAGAGCAAACTGGCAAGTGTCCATTAATGCACCAGTTATCACTGAGGTGCGCTACCCGAATAAGGAATCCATACCAGAGGGCAAAAGCGAGTCCGTCATCGCCGAGTCCGTCAAGCTGGAAGGTGGCATTGTCATAGCTGACGTCGAACTCGGCGAAGATATATGGATCACGAATAACCTACCCTACATAGAAGTGTTAGAGCAAGGCGACCACAGCAAACAAAACACCGAGGGCATCGTAGCAATCTCGGTGGCAGAAGTCGCAGAAGGCATGACACGAATATGAGCTTCGCCACGACCTACGACACCATACTTACGCGCTTCAAAGCGCAGATGGACTCCCTACGACCATTAGTGCCGATAGCGTGGCCAAATATGCCGTTTGACCCAAAGGATGACTATGACGATGCGACGCATCAAGGTTGGGCGCGAATAGCTATTCAGGGGGGAGAACAGCAACAAGCCAGTATCGGGGGAACTCCGCGCTGGCGTCAGGTGGGTATCGTGCAAGTGCAGGTATTCACACCAACAGAGCAAGGCGCAAATACGGCACTTGCTATAGCTGATGATGTAGCAACAGCCCTACGCGGTATTACCGTGTCGGGCGTCATTTTACGAGCCGCTTCGGTGTCACCTGTTGGGCGCATTGGTGACTCCGCGTGGTTTCAAGTAAATGTCAACGTGCCATTTCGGTACGACATGACCGCTTAAACGGAGAATTAAACTCATGGCTGATGCAAATCAGGTACAGGTTTCTTATACGCGAGAAACGACATGGGGAACTACGCCAGCCAATGCCTTTAACGCCTTCCCGATTACGGGAGGGAGCATGGCCTTCGGCATCGAAACGGTGCGGTCACAGACCGTCCGATCTGATGCGCAGTTGGCCGACAGCAAAAAGGTAGGCGAAGCTCCCACAGCAAGCTACGATTTTGAGCTTGCGGCGCAGATATACGACGATTTTATGCGGAGCGCAGTTCGCTCCGATGCGGATTGGTCTACAGCCGTTGCGATTAGTGGCACCGACATCGCCGCTACAAACTCGCAGACGTTCACCAGCACGTCCACCGATTTCACGGCAGAGAATATCGCCGTAGGCCAGTGGGTGTATGTCGCTGGCTTTTCCAATGCGGCGAATAACGGCTGGTTCAAGGTCACCACGATTGCAACGAATACGCTCACCGTGAGCAACGGCACTCCGACAACCGAGTCGGCTGGTGCTACCATCACGATGGAAGGGTCTTACGTCTGGTCGGGTAGCACTGAGCATAGCTACTCTCTGCAAGAGCAGTTTCAAGACCTGACGAACCGCTACCACGTTATGACAGGGTCGCGGCTCAACAGCTTTGGGCTGACTCAGACTCCGGGCGGTATCATCACTGGCGCAATCAGCTTCGACGGTAAAGGTCGCGCTCAGGCGTCAAGCAAAGCCGGTGACGGTACGGTCAATGCGGCGGCAAGCGAAGATGTATCCTCCGAGGTCGATGGGTTCAGTGCGATGTGGATAGGTGGCTCGGCAGTCAGCTACGACATCATGGAACTGTCATTCAATATCTCCATCCCCAACCGCCCTGCGAAGGGGCTGGGGAACGCACAGCGCACTCGGATGCCGCAGGGTTCGCCAGAAGTGACCGGTAGCTTTTCGGTCTACCTTGACGATACGACATGGGCATTGGACACGAACTGGGAATCCTTCACGAAGCAAGCACTCGCATTCAGCATTGATTTGCAGAATGACGATCGCTTTCTCATTGAAATGCCACAGGTCGTGTTTACCAGTGAGCCCGGAACGAACCCCGGACTCGACGGCGATGTCATGCTGACCTTTGACTTCGCGGCAGAGCCGGGAGGCAGTCACGGTGGCAGTGCCGCCGAAAAGACCGTGGTTATTACGCGGACGCAGACGTAGTAAAAGCAAAGCCAGCCCTACAGTATTCTGGTACCAGATCGCGGTGGGTAGTTCGTAGGGGGCTACTCACCGCACCCACCCCTACAGGAGCATCGCAATGGATTTTGCACAGCACTACCGAACCGACAAGAATGCCGAAAAAGATGGACAGTGGGTTGAGTGGGCTGAAGGCACGAAGCTCAAGATAGCTCGGCTCGGCAACTCGGCCTACCAAAACCGATTTCAGGCACTCATGAAGCCACATCGCCACCTACGCGACCGTGGCCTACTGCCGGACGAGATACAATCGGAGATACTGAATGCTTGTATTGCGGAAACGATACTGGTCGATTGGGAAGGTGTCGAATACGAGGGCAGTGTCCTTCCCTACTCTACCGAAAACGCGCACAAGCTAATCAGTGAGTTTAAGGATTTCCGCGAAGATGTTTTAACGATAGCCGGTGAGTACAGCACCTTTAGAGCCGCTGAATTGGAGGACTCGTCAAAAAACTCATCGAAGTCATCGAGTGGGAAAACAGATGGGGGCAGCACTTCAAAAGATTAGAGCGAAGGCGAGAGCAGGGGCGCGAGACACGCGCCACGCGAGACGCACTCGACAATAGGCCACTCGTCTATGAGGACAATCGGTGGGTATATGATGCCTACCGATTGCTGAGTGCTTCGCGTAGCTACATTGCTGGTGGTATGTCCAGTGCTATTCCATCGGCCATATCGTTTGAAGCGATACGAAGCTACGCGGAAGTGTTTGGTCCTCACGATCTTGATGACTTCCAGCGGTTCGTAATACTGATCTACGCAATGGATGGGGCATATATCGCCCATCAAATTTCGGTAATTAATAAGCAGTCGAAGAAAGGCAAGTGATGGTCGCTAAGACCGGATTGGGCGTTGAAGTAGCGGATAATACTGGTCGCGGAACGCAAGGGGTCATTCGATCCTTTGAGAAGATTCAACGCTCGGCCAGAAAGACCGCGAAAGAAACGGGTCACTTAGACAAAGAGTTCGGCAACCTGAAGCAAAATATGTTCGGGGCAGTTGGACGCGCTACGCTTATGGCTGGCGCGTTTACCGCTATTGCCGGAGCAGCTTTCAAGGCCACGCAATCGGCACTCCAGTTTAATACCGCTATGCGTGAGGTGTCGACGTTATTGCCGGCGGGTTCGCGTGAGGTGCAAAAGATTGCGGATGCTACGCTGGCTCTCGCTACTCAGTTCGGCACAATGCCTACCGATCAGGCCAAAGCCGCATACCAGATTATTTCCGCTGGTGCGTCTAACGCGGCTGAAGCTACCGATATCTTGACCGCTTCCAATAAGCTCGCAATTGGTGGTGTCACGGACATCACTACAGCGGCTGATGGTCTGACATCCATACTCAACGCATATGGCTTCGCCGCTTCTGAGGCTACGAGCGTTTCGGATGCGATGTTCGTGGCAATGCGAGCCGGGAAAACCACCATCGGTGAGCTATCGGCGTCTATCGGTGCGGTAGCTCCACTGGCGGCTCAGGCTGGCGTTTCGCTGGAGGAAGTGCTGTCGGCGGTCGCGGCACTGACGAAAGGCGGCGTGTCAACGAATGTGGCGATGACCGGCTTGCGACAGGTCATCGCCGCGATGGTGAAGCCGACGAGCGAAGCCGCTAAACTTGCCGATGAGTTAAATCTGGAGTTCAACGCGGCGGCACTAGAGGCTGGTGGATTAACAGGTGTGCTTGATGAGGTGACCAGAGCGACCGGCGGCAGTGCCGAAAAAATGGCACTGCTGTTTGGCGGCGTAGAAGCACTCGTTCCGGCTATGGCACTCACTGGCAAGGCATCGGAAGACTTCAACGACGTCCTCAATTCAATGGAAACATCGGCAGGGCAGACCGAGGAAGCACTCAACAAAATGCTGGATAATCCAGCAAAAAAGATCGACATACTACTCGCAAAAGTAGAAGTGCTGGCTACGCGATTAGGGAACGGAATTCTCGACTCTATTTCCCCTGCTATCGACAAAGTAATTGCTCTGCTGACGTGGCTGGAAGGTCCGAGCGCGGGCAACCGATTGACCGCGGAGCAACAGCAAATAAACGAGCGTCAAAAAGACCCCACCACAGGGCGGTATTCGTTCAGTTCCCAAAAGGATGTTGAGAGAAATATTGATCGGGGGCCATCACAGCAAGATATCATTTTACAGTCGCGCATGGCTCCGGACGGCACAGCAAGTGGCGTGGGCACAACACTCGGCTACTCCGACATTGACATTGATGCGCTGTTTGATACTCATTTCGCGGATTGGGCGTCAAAGCTAGAGAAGGAGGCCGCAGACGAGTACATCGCCAATCTCGAAAGTCAGCTGATAAAGCCCCGCCTACCCGAACTGCCGGAAAGGGTGCAACCGAAAGAAATCGAGATGTTTCCCCTATACCCTATGGTCAAATCCACGCAGGAAGTGACAGCGGCTACAGAATTGGCAATATGGGCGCAGGAGAGGTTTGCAGACGTTAGTGACGGTAGCACCGAGGCGATCTATGCCGCCAACGCCGCACTGGACTTTATGGTGTCAATGGCACCCGAAATACGGCCATTTGCAAACGCCTTAAAATCTATGATGCAGGGCGACTATTTCGGTGCGGCAGTGCAGGGCATATCGGGGCTTATTTCCAACCTTTTCGGTACAAGCAACAGTGCCGACGATACAGCACGTGCAATGAGTGATCTGAAGGTTTCGATAGAGGAAGTGGGCAGGGCATCTACCAGTGCGTTTTCAAGTATGCTCGATTTTGGTGGGGAAAATACATCGGCTTTTGAACGAGTCCGTGCCGATCTACTCACCCCTTTCATTGAGTTATATGATCAGATACGAGCTTCAAGTTTTAAAAAAAACATACTAGATGCCAGAACAATTGATTTCGGTGGAGACCGCGACAAAGCCTTGCTGGAAGCGGAAGCCAACACTTTATCGTCTTTTTATAAGACGCTCAACACAGGACAGGGGCAGATCAATCTTAGGAAGATCGCAGAAGGACAGGGCAAGAATCCGTATGAATGGATAACCCAATTACAAAGCCTACTGTTCGGTGGTGCTGAAATTGATTGGAGTCAGTTGGGCAATGCGGCTCTCAAGTCAATGGAAGAGTTCGGCACATTAGAGGACTCACTTATAGGCGCAGGGGAGGCGGCGCGTGGTGCAAGTGAGCAGTATGTCCGGCTGGCGCGACTTCAGGAGAATGCCGAAGAGATTGCACTTCGGTCTACCTTGTCACGCGAGGTATCTCAGGCCGGTGGCGATGTATTCCAGCAACGTGCGGCTTTCAAGCGATTTGAAGCCGCTATAGATAGCTTGCGGCAGTCTACCGTGGCGCGGAGTGCTGGTGGGACAACCACTGGCTCGTATAGCGGCTCGTCCTCTGGTAGTAGCGGTAGCGTTTCCAGTGGCGATAGCGTTTCCAGTGGCGGTAGCGCATCAGTCAGCACAACGGTCACACCGACCGTCACGGTCAACCCAATCAACCTCTACCCAGACCAGTTGGTAACTGTCCCAACCGAGGAGCAAATGCAGGGCTATTACAGCACAAGTTTGCTACCCAATATTTCCAATCCGTTGGTTGGCGTGTTGGGACAAGTGCGAGACAACGCCACCGCAAACAAAGTTGCCTTTAAGCCGTGGGATTTATTTACCGTCCCAACCTCTGCCATTTGGGAAGCCTATTGGTCGGTGTTTTTACTAAAACGCGCCGACACAGACAAGCATGGACCAGATAACGTAGCCCAGCAAGTAAAAACCAACACCATTGCCCACCGGACACGGATAGATCCGTGGGATATGTTTGCTATTGCAGATAGCACCTCGTTCCAAAGTTTCTGGTCGCCGCTACTGGCTAACGCCGCGTCCCGTGGCAGACAAGAGCAAAGTGGCTTTTATGTCGGTGGGTATGGACCAACGGCTGTCATAAGCCAAGTGCGCGGAAACACTGCCGCGCACAAGTGGAACGTGCGTCCTACAGACCTGTTTAGCGTTATGGGTGCAGACCACTTTCGTTCATTCTGGACAAACGGCCTACACCGGATTGTAATTGGCGACAACTATGGACCTCACGCGGCTATTGGGTATGCCCGTGAACACACAGCCAACCGGAAATGGACAATAGCACCGAGCGATTTGTTTACTACCCCCAGTTATACGGAGTTTTATAACTTCTTTACTGATGGCTACAACAGCCTAAAATGGTCTGTGCAATGGGGATTGTTCTACGCCATGCGCGACCTAAAATACACCGTCAATCTCCGCGACCATATCGACTTCAATGCAAGCGGGGTACGCGAGGCGATAAACCAAGCAGTGCAAGACGCAATTAACGACCGTGAATACGACAATCCTTTTGGCTCTGGATATGCGGGATAAACTATGGCTACGCAAATCACCTTCAATGACGGTTCAAATCCGGCTGTCAACCTACCTGTCCCAGACTACCCATCACAGGACTATGGTTCGCTCGACCAGAGCATCCAGCAAGCGATGGGTGGGCGCATAACTTCTATCACACGCGGTAGCGGCGAACTGTTCCGCTTCATCCTACTGTGGGAGAGATTAGGCGCGAGTGACTATACTGCGCTAAAAACCTTCCTATACACCACGGTGGCAGGGGCGACTACGCAGTTCACTTATACGGATTATTTAGGTACGAACTACACTGTGAAGTATATCGGTGGTCTGGATCGCGCTCCACTGGTCGACTACGATAGTAGGCGCGTTGAAATAACACTGGCCGAGGTCGCGTAAAATGGCTCGGACTCTCACATCGGCAATGGAAGCGGAGCGCGTGAAGGATGGTGTTTCTGGTATCTGGATCATCGTCGCAACGTGGGACGAGTATGGACAATCGACCACGACTAAACGGTGGGCAAGCCGCGACTACACCTTGAGTGGGAATACGTATGAAGGGATTATAGCGCAGAGTGGCTTATCGTTTGGCGCACAGCGCATCAAGGCATCGGGTGGTCTGGCACCGGTCTATAGTTGGCAGATTCGCCTACGGGACGAGAGTGCTGAAAGCACCATCACCGATACCCACGTTGTGGCGAATGACGAGGTAATAGCCTATTTCTTGTTCCCTACCGGAAGCGAAACAGACAGCGATCGCATTGAGGTTATGCGCGGCGTAGTGGAAAGCAACTCGACGCGCCAAAACGTCTGGTCACTAAAGATTAAGGATGACAGCAAGAAAGACCTAAAGCAGATACCAACGGTCACGCTAAACCCTATCACATACCCCTACGCATATTCGCTCGGTGCGGTGATACCTGAGTGCTTCGGGAATCTCAATGTCGCTCCCGATGATACGTCCTCAAGTATCGTGTCGCTTGCGCCCTGCCGATTCACTGACCGCTTTGCACTACAGGCCACATCGTCGCTCAAAAAGAAATCGGGTAGCACCGTTTACCAGTGGTATCCTTCGGCAAACCGCTTTGCAAAAATATCTACAAGCTCCGAGAGCAACGGTATTGTCACGGTAGACCAGCCGGAGCGCGTCATGTGGGCGCGTCCATCGCGCCCAAAGGTGTCAAACGATGTGACAAACTGGTACAATACCGTGGACAGCAACGCCAGCGTTTCCTGTAGTATCACAGGCGGTAGCAATTTGGATGTTTGGCTGTCGGGTAGCCCGAAGCTCGGAGCTATGACTGCTGTGAAGGTCAATATCAAAGCCAGCGGCGACTACACCTATACCATAAAGGACGATACGACCACTGTCACTGGTCCTACTGCCGCGACAGGCGATGTGGTATATACCCTCACATTGGGCAGTTATGAGGACTGGAGTTTGTCGCTTCTAAACGTCGAAATTGATGGGACAACCAACGCCACCATAGAGGAAATAAATCTACAAATTGAGTTCGATGATTTCCTCGCGCTCTCCGATGAAGAACCGGCTCTATTTCAGGTTGCTACGGGATGGGAGGACTTGTCAACCAGCTACAATGACGGATCGGTAGTTGACGGCAGTGGGAACGTCCTACGCAACCCTGTTCACATACTGGAAGCAATGCTACGCGGCTCAAACCTCAACGACCTACCCGAAGCTGATATTGATAGCACCAGCTTCGGCTCGGCGGCTACGGCGCGAGCAAGTTGGTATTTTGACTTCGCCCTAAAGGAGCAAGTAAGCGACCAGTTCCTTGACCAGTATTGCTTTGAAGCTGGCCTATACCTATGGAATGCTGACGGTAAGTGGAAGTGTGCCGCGATGGAAAAGACGCGTACAGTTGACCACTTTTTTCACGGTGGCTACCACATGCCAGTAATTGGTCCGATAGACCAGCCAATGCAACAGCAATACGACCTTGAAATCACGCCGGTTAATGCTTCGCAGATATATAACGAGATTGCCTTCAGGTATGCACCGCATCCGGCAACAGGACAGCCCCAAAAGGCGATTATAGCATCTGGGCAATATCGACTCACAGGAACGTGCAATACGGCCGAGACCGGCTCTACGCTTACGGACGCATCAGCAACCTTCGTCACGGACTCGGTGCTGGCCGGTGAGCGCATCTACGTCTCTGGTGACACCTTATACGAGGTGACGAGCGTGACCAGTGAAACGGTACTCGTAGTCACGCCAATAGACGGTGGGGCGGTCACTACAGACACTGGCGTGACCTACTACCTCGGTCCTAACATAAACGACGATGCCTTCGTGTCTCAGCAAGCGTATAAAGTGATTAATGCGCTCGGTGGAAACCGGCAAAAGACGTTTCTGGATGATGGTGGATTCAAGAGCCAATTCGTCCGCGATGATAGCACCGCAGAGCTATTCAAGGAACACGCACTGGAATGGTTCAGCCAGCCGCGTGATCGGATTAAGTTTTCGCTGTCGCACGATGGTATTCTCGTAGAGGTCGGCGACTACCTATATCTCGACCACCCAAAGCTCAAAGCCTCACAGCGAGCCGAGGCGATGACTGAGGTGGCCGAGGATGTGGATGGTGTGGAAACGGTAATTGATGTGACCACTGGCGAAGCAGGCTTGCTTAGGGCTGATGATTATATTTATCTTCAAGAATCAAATGTAAGCGCACCAGAAGTGATGAAGGTCGTTAGTGTTGACACTTCGCTCGACCAGATCACTGTTTTACGCGCACAGCTAAATACGAAAGCCACCACATTTAGCAATGGCGCAACGATCTACCACCTAACGGAAAAGTGGGTGGTGATCGGCGTTAAACCCCTATCTCCTACAAGCACAAAAATAGAGATTGAAGCCGAGGAAGTGCCACCGTCCTACTTCCCTGTGGGCGTGGTCACCGACAACGCATATCCGAGCTATTCTACCGCGACCGCTTCCCAGCGAACGCAAGCTGGCTGGGCATCTTTGCGGAACGGTAGGGTGGTCGACACCGATCCTGAAAGCGCGATCTCATTCGCAGGGTAAAAAATGGCAACGAATCCATACAGCTATAGCAGTAAGGGCGAGCGTTGGACTGTTGGCGAGCCGACAAGCAAAGCACTGCTCGACAAGTCGCGCATCAAAGCAGACGCAAACCGTTGGGCATTAGAGCAATTACTTGTTGACCCCGACGATACAGCAAACTTCGACCTCAGTGCTTATGTCGATACAACAATCGGTCCCGACAAGGTACTTACTCGCGTTGACTATATTAGCTCTGCAATCGACGCGCACAAGATCGTGCCGTTTTTCCTCGACGAACCCGCGCACGTTTCGCCAACATTCAACTGGCGCAAAGCCATACGTCAAACGTCGTGGTATGCCGAATTGGGAGCACCACCGACACATGGGGCTTTTGTGGTCAATGCGGCACAGACGGACGTTGAATGGATCGACTTAGACAGTGCAACGCTTGCAGTCTATATGACGTTTACGGGTGCCGCAAATAATATCGTGCGAGTAGGTGGAGCGTCTGAGTTTGTGACCGATATTGAAATCTTTGATTTCAAACTACTCATAGGGAACGACGGCGATTATGGGTTGACCCTTGTTGATTTTTTAGAAGATGCGGCATATCTGGTAAACGATACGAGTAACGGCGGCTTGCATCGCTATGTTGAGGATATTTCAAATCGCAATTCTGGCACAAATTCGATTGCATCGTATGACGCGACTCTCGGCATAGTCACACGAACCGTCAACGCCGTTGCAATCTGCCGCGACCCATCGGGCGCCGCCGATCACTTCGGCAGACCGTTGCACTATTGGTTTGTATATACGGCAGGCGGCGGCTCTTTGTATTCACCCATTGACAACGCTATCTACGATACAACACTAACAACAAATGATGGTTCTATTGCCCTTGATAGCAGTTCAGGATTGCTGGCTTTTCAGCGCACAGGTTCGCCGCAAGTCACTAATATTGAAGTTTATAACGGATTTGAGGGTATTTCCTCAGATGGTTGGAGTGGCACATTCGCATACCAAAATAATGGCGCAGGGGGCGCAGATTTGCCGTGGGCAAACGCAACAGATGTTGCGGCGTTGCAAATAATTAATGGCATATCGCCTATTGCAAATGGGCCAGTCTTAATTGTCGGCGGCACCGCAGAGGGCATACTGTTATTATTTCCCGAATTTACAAACGAGACGCAAAATGTTGACGGTGGTATAATTTCGCTGACGTCCACATACGTCACGCCCTACATGAAAGGCACTCGCCTTGCGGCTTATCCTCTCGATTCGGT